TTACATAAATCTCAAACAAATTATATTTTTTATAGCATTCTCAAAAATAATTTTGAAAAACCTTTCTCCCATATAAAAGCCATTTTCACTAATTTTAAAAGTACCAATTTTCATTCTTTTCTTAGGTTCTAATGGCTTTGCGAAATGACTATAGTCTTCATTTTCACCTTCCTCTTTTAAAAATAAAAACCCCTGAATTGTATTTGAATCATCTCTATGAATATATACTTCGTTATCCACTTTTTCTTTAAACCACTTTTCAAATCCTGAATAATCAGCCTTCAAACTATCGAAAAAGCAATCATTTACATCACAGTCTCCAAATTTTTCTTTCTTAATTGATAGCACATCGTACTCAACTAATTCAATTTTTTTTATAACATCCATATTCCTTCTCCATTCCTACTAATAATTATTATATTAAGTTCATAAAAAATAGGCATAATATCTCTCGACTCTGCCTTCTGAATCTGCATGTACTCCCTCAACAGGAAAAAACAATCTCTATTATTATCTCCTATTATATTACTCATATTTGTAATTATATCATAAATCACATAAATCGTTACAAATTTTACGATAATTGGTACGATTTTATTAGAATAATATCTCCTAATTATTTAGTTTCTTCCGAGTAATAACCACTTTATATGCAAAGCTGAAATGTTGATACTTAAGGAAGCCATAAAAATCGAAAAAAACTTTTAGGCTTAATAAACTACCAGAACAACTACAAAATGCATTAGAGGAGCATTATGTGCGCTGTAGTGAATTAGATGACTTTAATAAATCTTGGCACATGGGAGGCATTAGAGCGATAAGGGACACAACGATTAGCAATCGTAATACTACCTACGCAAAGCTAGCCGGAATTAAAAAAATAAGAATACATGATTTTAGACACTCAAACGCTAGCTTATTAATAAATATAAGAATATTAGCTAGACGATTGGGAGATACAAAAAACAAGATAATGAGAACTTATTCGCATTTGTACCCTAAAGAAGAGGAAAAAGTAATCGATATTTTAAACAAAATAAAGATATAATTTATTTTTTTGTAATTTACTCGTGGATAATTCGTGGTTTAATCTTATATAATTAAAAAAACACCGATATAATCAGTGTTATTTATTCAATGGTGCGGATAGCGGGACTCGAACCCACAAGGTTGCCCATACGCCCCTCAAGCGTACGTGTTTACCAGTTTCACCATATCCGCATATACATAAAATATTATACCATATCTCATAATTTATTCAATAAAGGAGATAACAAAATATTAACTCTAATTTATCTTGTTATCTCCACAGAGTTCTATACTATCTAACACTATTAAATACTATATTACTCATATAATTTTTATTAAGTATTGTTACCTATGTTACGATAGTTTTATTAAGAACTTAAAGTTTCAAATAAATATTCCATATCCTTGCTAACTATTTATCTGTTATCTCTCCTAACAGCTTCCCTTGTCTTGCTAAATCCAGTAACATTGTATTTTGTTGCGCTGTGCCGCTGTAATTTGTAATACCATTTGCAATTGCTATTTTATTGCGGTATCTCACTGAGCTATCTACATTAATAGATTTTAACCCGTCAACAATAGAATTGCTATTAAATGCGGGGTAATATTGGAATTTTGCTTGTGTGGTATTGTCTTGACTTAAGATTTGATTTACTTTTGCTTGCACTGCGTTAGCATCATGACCAGCAGATATTAATCTTTGTTGCCTCTCTGGGTTAATGCCCCATTGTCCAGCAATAACTTCTTGCGCTATTTGGTCAATCGTTTTTGTTACAAGTGATGGTACTGGTTCTACTGGATTTGCAGTGTTCATACCAAATCCACTAATAATCCCGTTAACAATAGATTTACAAATAGCATCCTTATTGTTTTGATAAACATTGACATCACTTGCACTATCAACAAAACACACCTCAAGTAATGCGCTTGATATGCCCCGATTTTTAGCTGTATTAATAACTAAGAAGTCTGTGACCTTGACACCTCTGTTACAATAAAAGAATTCCATACTCTTTAAAATCGTTTGCTCTACAGCCGTTCTAGTTTCTCTTGTTGTAACAAATATTTCACTTCCTGTTCCTCCACCAGCATTAAAGTGTACTTCTAATACATAATCAAAGTTCCATCCGACTTGCCACAATCTGTTTTGTACGTCTTGAAAAGCGTTACGTTCTACTGGATACACAGTAACCTCTACATAAGATTTTAATAATAGTGCTAACTTATTAACTACTTCAACTGTTAAGTCTGCCTCTTTAAAACCATTTGCTACCACCCCAGGGTCACCAGCCCCATGTCCGCTAATTAGTAATATTCTCATTATTGTTTTCCACCTTGTTTTCGCCTTGTATTTGTAATAACTTTTCTTTTAATTGGGTTGGCACTGGCACCCCTAGCATACATGCATTTTCTAAGATGCTAATACCCTCGTTTGCTATGTAAAAATAACACACTATCGTTCTAAAAATTAACATATCGTTTCCTAGCAAACGATCCAAGCCGTACCCAACACCAATCAACACTATAACATATACCTTTTTAGCGATTCCCTGAAATCCAATCGCACTCGATAATTCTTTATTTATAATTGCCTTCAAAATACCAGACACATAATCTAATATCAAAAATACTACTAATAATGTTAATGAAACATCCCAACCTCCTAAAATATAAACAACACCTGTTGCCAACACGGCAACAAGTGTATTAAAATTTTTAACTAAATTTTCCATGTGCTTTTCCTTTTTTTATTTTGCCTACGAAATACGAACCCATCTGTTAACAACAATATATGGTTGTAAATTATTATGCGCTAATCCTCCGCCAGCTTCATCACAATTCATTGACAATGAAAAATTTTGATATTCCACAGAAGTGTCAGCAAACATCCTTAACTTGTCTGCGTTGGTCACGATTAGCGGGCCGCCCCACCCTCTTCTTATAGGATGTTTGTGTTTGGGCATTTCGTCAACTGTCAATGTATGTGTTAATTCTCCACCGATTTTTCCAATAGCGTTAAATTCCGTCTGTAATATATCTGCTGCAACAGTCACTCGTCCTGTTCCGTGTTGCTCCCATCTTCCACCTATTGTGATGTTTGGATTTGTATTGTTATTAAATTCAATTATTACTCCAATGGGGTAAAATCTATCCAAAAGACCATCTAGAACTGCTTGTACGTTACTATTGTCATTTGTCATAACATCCTTAGCAGTTACATTTTCAATACTACCTGGATCCCCCTTTTCCCCCTGTTCTCCTTGAAAATAACCACTTTCAACCTTTTCTTGAAAGTCTTGAATATACGATGTAACATCTTCAGCTTTTTGATTAATACCTTCTATACCGCTGGCAATTGTTTCTCTTACATCTTTTCCGTATTGTGCCTGACGAATTTTTTTTACCTTTTCTTCTATTTCTGTCATATTTTTATAACCCTTTCTAGTGTTCTCAAACGTTTTTCCTGATTAGTAATTTTTTTGTTTAATTGCTGACAATATTTAATAAGTGCATTATTAATGTTTTGATAATTAATCATATATTTATCTTCTGTTTCAACAATAAAATATTTAGAAAACTCCTTGTTAATATAATGCTGTGCAATAAGACCGATGCTTTTTGTAGAATTATCAATATATTCAAAAGATTGTATTTCTAATTGTTCCAACCAATCTACTTCTACATCTTGTATATTTTTTTTAAACCTTGCATCGGAAGTAGATATAAATTGACGTGCTAGTACATCTTTACCAGTCTCTATCATCCCATCTACGCTTAATTGAGAAGATAGATTTAGCTGCCCTACTACAGGATCGGTACCCGGTGTAGTATACGCATCAGCTGCCTTCATAGTGATTTCTTCATCCATTCCATGTCTAAAGGTAATCTTTCCATCGGTTATATTAACCACATTTCGTGTGTTAGTTGCACCTGAACTTTGTGTTTCAAACATACCTCCAAAGATTTTGTTTTCTTCTAAACGAATCCCTTTAATAGTCCCTTGACCAATAAAGTCTGCTACCAATTTACCATCAATTGTCCATGCATTTCTATATACTCCATGAATACCATTATTTGAAAAGCTAATACCCTCCTTATTTAATCGCAGGATGTTTTTAGCCTCTCTATCATTTGTTGCATCCATAAAAAACAGTTCTTCAGGCTCACCTCTATTATTTCTATGTATCAACATGTAACCACCATAAGCCCCAGTTATCAAATTAGCCATATGATTTACATTATCTTGAATAACAACAGTGTTACCATTTTTTATTTCCCCTACTTGTACCTCTATATTGTGATTATGATAATTTTGTAATGTGGTATAATCCTCAATAACAGTACCAAGAGTAAAGACATCATTTTCAGGACTACCAAGATGTAATTGTAATTTTGCAACTAACATTTTTACTGCTATGTTATGAATTAAGCTACGTATCGGAACTAAACTACCTAACAAAATAATAGGTATATCATTATCAATATAATGCATGTCAATAGCTGCAACCTCAAGTGTGCGCTCAAAATTTTTACTTTCTTTTATATAATCTAAAGCTAAATTCAGTAATGTTTGTTCATCTTCAGCTTCCTCAAAAATAATGGTATCCCAAATATAGCCAAATCTAGCAACACCATCTTCATCAACAATGTAGTCCTTACCGTCGTTAATCTTAGAAATCGTAATTCTTTGAGGTGCAGATGACTCATCATCGGTCTTTATTTTTGACCCTAATGGAATAATAGCAGTTTTAATAGTTTCTGCTTTAATATAATAATCTAAGTCTAAGAGATTTTTTCCAAAACGAATCTCTTGTTGGCTAATATTATTATATTCTCGATAATATTCTAAATAATTAGTGTTATTTATTCGTTGTACTTTAAAATATCCTCCATAATTATTAATTATTTGAGTATTTAAAACAGATAAGCTATTAGAGTATCCCTCATCTATCCTATCTTTTTCTTCCATATCTAAAAAATCTGTATACCCTAATACAAACTTTTTATCTTCTTCTACTTGACTATTATGGACCTGTAATAACTGATTTAGGAAATCTCGGATACTTCCTCTATGTGCATAAGGACGTTGAACAGTATCATAAAAAACAGAGAGAATGCCTTCACATTCTACTCTTCTAATTTTGTAAAAGTCTTCTTCCGTATTAATAATTCGAAAACGCCATAACCAATCATCATCATTGTATAAATCTATATATGTAGTTAGTTTATTCAATCTATCATAGAACGGATGGTTTGGCTGTATTTCAAAATCCAACATTCCCGATTTATTAAGCTCTAACTCTATTACTGGATTACTAGCCATGGCTAATTCCATGAAACCTTCTTTATATAAAAATTGATCCTCAATTTTCAAGCTATACATCACATACTACCTCCCCGTATTTCTACCGTTACTTCGGCATTTCCAATAAACAAAAAGTCATATGTTTGATTCATTATTAGCACATCATAGAGATGGTTCTCACCCGGGGATAAATGATATTCAATCGAATCAATAATTACACGTAAGCTTTTACTTGCAACAATCACTGGATGTAAGGGTAAGTGACTACCAATTACTTGTAATTGATACCTTCCATCAACTACAATATTTTTATATTCTCTAGCAATATCTCTTTCAAAGGCAAAGGGATCCCATAACCAATTTTCTGTACTTGAATATATATCATATTTATAGGGATCTGCATCCATCGTTACTAAAAATGAGGCATGGCTACTTGTACTTTTATCAGATAAGACCAGTATTCTTCCTTCATAGAAATATTTAGCATCATTATCAAATATCATCTTCGTTTTTTTACCATGATATGCATTTGCGAAATCACTATACTTTCTGTGCCATAGTGAAGTATCATTGTCTAAGAATTGTAATTCCAACGAAATCGTACGATTTTCATATGGTACATACCCTGTTAATGATTCGGTTAAATCTAATACCCCATCGACGCCTGGAACCATAACTGTTTTTAACTTTGGTTGAGGTGTTTCAATGACAACATTTGTTAGTATTAAATTCCAATCTTTTAAACTATGTTTATCTCCAATAGTAACACCCATTATTGTCTCCCTCCTCTGCTTGTTGCTAGAGCTAGTTGTCGGTTTACCAATGGCGTTAACTCACGCTGTACCACTTTACCACCAATAATAATATTATGCTGTAATAATATTTTTTCTAATAAGTTATGCATTGTATCCTCTAATACCATGCTTAATTGTGTACCTAAACCGGAATAGGATACATCCCCTTGTACTTGTAAGGCCATATTCTTAGTTGCTTCAACTTCCATTGCTCCTTGGATACTATCATTCATTGAAGATAGCGATTTTTCTATTTCTTTTTCTGTGTTAGGCATCTCTGCAATAAAGCCAACAGCTATACCTTGTGGTAAATAATGTCCAATCTCATCTCTAAACAAACGAGAGGGTGACTTAATTTTAAAGAAACCTAAGAATCCATCAAGCAATCCTTTACAAAACTCTTTGATTTTATCCTTTATCCAAGTACCCATACCTTTAATACCATCCCAAATGCCTTTTACTAAATCGGTTCCTACTCGAATCATTTCGGAAGGTAATTCCTTAATTGTATTAACTATGGAGGTAAATAGGCTCTTTGCTGCTTCTAACCCTTTACTTGCTAAGTCAATACCCCAGTTACCAATCTTGGTAACAACATCACATAATATACCCCAAATTTTACCAGGTAATTCTGTGAAGAAAGAAATAACACTACCAATAAATTTAGGTATCTCTGTAGTAGCCCAATTTAGGATGTTTACTCCAAATGAAGCGATTAAACCAAATACTGCACCAATTGCATACCCAATGTAATAAGGCATATTACTAAAAAAACCTAACATAATAGTAATAGCATTAGGAATTGATTCAGTGAAAAAATTTATAATTCCACTTACAAAGTTACTAATAAAGTTCCATAGCCCTCCTAAAATGCTTATTATAAAACTAATGACACCATCTATTAGATCTCTAAACCACTCACAATTATTATACAACAATATAATAATTGCTATAATTGCAGTAATAGCTGCAATTATAGGATGGTTTGTAATCATATTAAACGCTCCTGTAACTACCTGCCCTATGCCTGTAAATATGGGGCCTGCTATAACACCTAAAGTCTCAAATATATCCTTTAGTTGGTGGAACTCATATTTTACTAAAAATTCATTAATTGCTCCAATATTTTTAATTGTATCCGTTAATTTTTTGGCTTTTTCTATAACCTCCATAATGACATTAAGCATTCCACCAAATGCACTAGTTTTATCTACTTCTAAACGTAATATTAATTCATTAAGTTGCTTTGTAATCTCTGAAATGTTACTCTCTATTACAATATTTATTTTTTCTGTGTTTGACATATGCCACCTCCTTAAATAGAAAAGCATCTAAAATTAGATGCTAAAATTTATTATAATCTTTTTGATTTGCTTCTCGTATATCTGCTGATTGGTGCTTTGCATCATAATGCATATTACTCACAGTCGTTAAATAGTCAAACAGCATTCCCATATCAAAGGATTCAAAGCCATCTTGTGACATACCATTATTAAGGCAGCTATACAATAAGCGCTCATACGTTACTTCTTCTACTTTGGTACTATATTTTTTTTTGATGTAACCGTTGTCTGCATGCTACCAAATAAAAGGTTAATAATATCCTCGGTTTTATTTAATAACGACATGGGACTTTCAAATTGTATTAACCAATCATCAATTTTAGGAATACTACTATCTGCTGTATAAGCACAAACCCAAGCCAATTCCTCAATCAAAGAAAAATCAAAGTTTTCTACTAGTTTCTTTTCATTTTTTATGTACTTTTGTAGGCCAACTATTGATTTTAACATATCCTTATTAAAATACGTACGGTATAAACGTAGTGTTCTCCCATTAGATTCAAACGAAATACTTTTTCCTTCAATTTCTATCACTTTTAACATTATTTATCACCATTCCTTATACAACTTTTGGCATAACTGGGTCTATAAACCAATTTTTATATACATCGTCTGCTGTCATATCCGTTGTTTTACCTTTAACAATACTTTTTCCTTTATACTGCAAAGGTAGAACCGTAATAGGTAAAGATTCCGTTTGTACCTCAATATTTTCTTCTACTGTTTTACCTTCCACTGCTGTGCGTGACGCTCTCACTTTATATAAGATATGACGAGTAGAGTTTTCATCACCAACAAATTCAAACGCCATTGCAAAATAATCTGCCTGTGCACTTGCATCTTCAATGATTACCCCATTATCGTCTTTTTTATAACCTAAATATTTAATTAAGAACCAATCAGGGATTAGTGCTGCCTCTAGTGTTCCTGTATAACCATTATTAGCATCTGCAACATAATAAGCAGTATTATCTGCTGAGAATGTTGTGCTCTCTCCGTTTACTTCTAAAGATAAACTAACCGCTCCTGGTAAATGCTGAGGTGTCCCTAAAACCGGCTCCTTTCCTTCTTCCTCTGTTAAAGGAATGATGTGTACCTTTTCTAATCCATATCTTACTTTGTTTGCCAT